GGACAGGAGCAACTAGTTCTCTAACTGTACAATCAGGTGGGTTACATTTCGTTGTTGGAGATACAATAACTATTAATGATTCACCATACGATACCACCCCTTTGGTTGTATCAGTATCAAGTGTTGATACTCCTGCAGGTGCTGGACAATCTCCAAATTCATCACCTGAGATTGATGGTAAAACAAATTTATATGGAACAATCACTGGTGTAACATTTGTCAGTGGAAATGCGGCAATTACAGATAGAGCTGAAAATTATAGTCCCATATTTGAAAGAGAGGTTCAACCTACTTTAGTTAACTTTACAGGTAATAATACACCAAGTGGACTTATTCTTAATGCTAAGATTAATAAATTAGGCACTGTTACACAATTTGATATCGTAAGTGCTGGACACGGTTACGATACACCAAATCAATTAAGAGTTTCAGCGCAGGATTTAGGAGAAACGGCTTCTTCATTTACTATAGATGATGCAAGTCCAACAGGAGGCACGGGCTCAGGCGCTATATTAAAATTTGATATTGCGACACAAGATGGAGCTTTATCAAATCTACGGATTGATGGCCCAGGTGTTAATTACACTATTAATGATTTATTAACAGTTGATAGAAGTATCGTTAATGCGAATACACCAAATGCTGATACACCATCTACTAATCTTGTGGCAAGAGTCACTTCAGTTAATGCTTCACCTGGTGAGATAGTAGGAAATACACCGTCAGGTCTGATAACTGGTATAGAATTTGTCAATGGTGATACTCCGCAAATTGATAGAGTTCAAGGATTATGGGACAGTCCTTATAATGATATCATTTTAAATATAACTTCGATTGATACGATACAAACTGATGGTTTATACAAAGCTAGACCAATATATGTGATGAACAGTCCTATTGATACTATTAATAATACACCAGATAATAATGGTCTTACCGTTAGTTACAGTGGAGCAGAATGGCAATTAAAATCTGGTACTAGAGTATTGAGTACTAATAGACTTGATTCATTTGACCCACCAATCGGCGCATGGACAGATAACACTAAAGGCGGTGATACATCAATAGTATTTTCAACTACTGACAATGCGTTATTTAATACACCTGCATTAGTGACCGGCAACATATCTTTAGGAAGCGCAGTGGTTGTAAGCCATGATAGTCCAAACAAACTTATCGTTAAAAATTTAGAAGCTGAATATACTGACGGAGAGATTATAACTGCTGGAACTATTAGTAGAACAGTAATAAATACACAAATTACATAATGAGCGAAAAATTAGAAAAATTGAATAAGGCACTTGCTAAAAACGCAGTATCTACTAAACCTGTGTTGAAAGACGATATAAAGTTAAATAATGATGCCGAAGAAGATTATAAGATTGCCAGAGATAATCTAAAGAATTTATTAAACAAATCAGATGAGGCAATGGATTATATGATGCAGGTTGCTGCTGAATCAGAACATCCGCGTTCTTTTGAAGTACTCGCTGGTATGTTTAAAACATCTGCTGATATGACAGCTCAACTTATAGACCTTCAGAAGAAAAGACACGAGTTGGATAAATTAAATAATGAGCCAACCCAATCTGGTGGAGTGACTAATAATAATCTTTTTGTTGGCTCTACAGCTGATTTGCAGAAAATGTTAGCAAAGGGAAATGATGAACCAAAACCAGTCAATTAACGGACAAGGATACAATGGTAATTCACTTGTCAAAAGAGATGGTATAACACACAATTATACACCCGATGAGATAGGCGAATACCAGAAGTGTATGAAAAACCCGGTGTATTTCGCAAAGAAATATGTAAAGGTGATTAACCTGGATAAAGGATTAGTTCCATTTGATTTATATCCATACCAAGAGAAGATGTTTGAACATTTCAATAATAATAGATTCTCTGTTGTTCTTGCTTGTAGACAATCTGGTAAATCTATTTCATCAGTGGTTTATATTCTATGGTATGCTATCTTTCACCCCGAAAAAATGGTTGCAGTATTGGCCAATAAAGGAGCCACTGCAAGAGAAATGTTGGCAAGAATCACTTTGGCTTTGGAGAACCTTCCGTTCTTTTTACAGCCAGGTTGTAGAGTATTGAATAAAGGTTCTATTGAATTTTCAAATAATTCTAAAATAATAGCAGCGGCCACATCAGCATCTTCTATTCGTGGTCAATCTGTTAATTTACTATTCCTTGACGAGTTCGCTTTCGTTGAGAATGCTTCTACTTTCTATACATCTACTTATCCAGTAATTTCATCTGGTAAAGAAACCAAAGTGATTATCGCATCTACACCGAATGGAATCGGTAATATGTTTTATAAGATATGGGAAGGTGCAGTTCAGAAAGCAAATGAATTTATATCATTTAGAGTTGATTGGTGGGATGTGCCAGGTAGAGATGAAGCTTGGAAAAAACAAACTATATCCAATACATCAGAGACACAATTTGCTCAAGAATTTGGTAATGAATTTATTGGTAGTTCTACGACTCTTATTTCAGCTGATTGCTTATTAGGATTAAAAACAAAAGAACCGATAAAGACTGTCAGAAATATAAAGATATACGAAGAACCTCAATCAGAACATACTTATATAATGACTGTAGATGTTTCAAAAGGAAGAGGCCAAGACTATTCAACATTTACAGTATTTGATATATCATCTAAACCATTTAAACAGGTTTGTACTTATAGGAATAATATGATATCACCTTTATTGTTACCAGACTTGATCGTACACACGGCTCAACAATATAACGAAGCAGTCGTGGTTATTGAAAGTAATGACGCTGGTCAAGTTGTGTGTAATGGTGTCTATTATGATTTAGAATATGAAAATACTTTTGTTGAAAGTGCTATTTCTTCTGATGGTATCGGTTGCACAATGACAAGAAAGACGAAGAGAATAGGTTGTTCCAATATGAAAGATTTATTAGAACAAAGTGGATTGGAAGTATGTGACATCGATACAATTACTGAATTAACCTCATTTGTTCCAAAGGGTTCAAGTTATGAAGCAGACAAAGGATGCCACGATGATATGGTAATGAATTTAGTTATGTTCTCTTGGTTTGTATCAACAGATGCCTTTGGTGATATTGATGATATTAGTTTAAAAGAAATGCTTTATAAAGATAGAGAATTATCAGAAGATGAGATGTTAGACTTTGGATTTATGACAAATAATGGTCGTGATGACGAGTATATGGATATGATAGAGCAGCAGAGGGCGTGGAAAGACCTTTAAGTATAAATAGTAGTATGAAATAAACTCTTATTATGTTTAACATATTAATATTAACTGAAAACAAAAGGTAAAAATTATGGGATTCTTAGTCTCTCCAGGCGTCGAAGTCAAAGAACTTGACTTGACCAACGTAATACCAGCGCTATCAACATCGATTGGTGGTTATACTGGTAAATTCAACTGGGGTCCAGTAGGAAAACTTATCACAGTAAGTTCTGAAAACGACCTCACCGAGGTTTTTGGAAAGCCAGATGGCACGCACCAGGGGTCTGTATTACAGGCTGGAGCGTTTCTCAAATATGGCAATACTCTAAAAATTTCTCGTGCTGTTCAGCCTCTAACAACAGGCTTGACAACAATTCAAACAACCGAAACAATAACCGCATCTGTAGGTACATCAACCTCTGCAGATTTAACAACAACAACAGGAAGAATGCTCATTCTTAATGAGGACGATTTCGAAGCTAATGGCTTAAATGCTGGTGTTGTAGCTGCTGCAAGATGCCCAGGTTCTTATGGTAATAGCTTAAAGGTTCTTATCGCAAGAGGTAGCACTTCACGTACAACAACAAATGATTCACCGGCCACTATAGGTTCTGGTAAACATGGTGCTAATCTGATGGAAACTAATTTTGATGCTGCACCAGGAAGTGTTGCTGTTACATCTGATGCGACAAGTGGAACTGAAGATGAAATTCAAGTTCTTGTCGTTGACGAAGATGGACTTTTATCAGGTACAAAAAATAATGTACTAGAAAAATTCCAAGGGTTATCACTATGTTCTGATGCTAAAACAGATGATGGCAGTTCATTATACTACTACGATGTTATCAACAACACATCACAATATATCTTCATTAATAAATTAGGCGCCGCAGAAGGTGGTCTATATACTAATGCTGATAAAACTGTTGCTGAAGTTGAAGCTGGTACTAATGATATTGCTGATATTCTATCAGCTGATGATATAGCTGCTGGTGGTACATTCCAAAATGGTTTATATCAAAAATCATTCACGTTAGGACAAGATGGTACACCTAATAAAGATGCTTATAAAACTGCTTTAGATTTCTTCGCAGATGTTGATACAGTAGACGTAAATCTACTTTATGCAGAATCAGGTCAGTTCAATGACTCAGGCGATGTATTCAAACAAGATTTGGATACAGATGTTGCAACACTTGCATTCACTAGAAAAGATTGCGTAGCTTTCATTTCTCAGCCAAGTAACGCATCTGGAAATGCAGTAGAAAAAGAAACCACAGAAGCTAACAAGCTTGCTAAAATCACAGATGGAAGTGCAGGATACGCCGATAAGATTGTAACTGCTCTAGGAAATACCATAGGGAGTTATGCTGTCGTCGATAGTACACCAGTATATGTTTATAATAAATATGCTGATAACTATGTGTATATTCCAGCTGCAGGACACATCGCAGGTCTTTGTGCGGCAACTGACGCATCAAATGACCCATGGTTCTCTCCAGCAGGATTCAATCGTGGTAACCTACGTGGAGTCATCAAGTTAGCATTCAACCCTAACCAAAGTTCAAGAGATTCATTATACAAAGCTAATGTTAATCCTCTTGTAACATTCCCTGGTCAAGGTACAATATTGTTCGGAGATAAAACAGCACAGCCTAAAGCATCAGCTTTCGATAGAATTAATGTTCGTAGATTGTTCATTACTTTAGAAAAAGCGATATCAACAGCTGCTAAATTCTCTTTATTCGAATTGAACGACGAATTCACTCGCGCTCAATTCCGTAATCTCGTAGAACCATTTTTACGAGACGTTAAAGGCCGTCGAGGTGTCACTGATTTCTTAGTCGTTTGTGATGAAACAAACAACACAGGACAGGTCATTGATACTAATCGATTCGTTGCTGATATATTCATTAAACCCGCACGTTCAATCAACTTCATTACACTTAACTTCGTTGCTACCCGCACTGGAGTCGAATTTAATGAAATTGCTGGTGCTTAATATAGGAGGTAGAAAATTATGGCTATTTTAGGAGTAGACGATTTTAAAGCAAAATTAACTGGAGGCGGAGCAAGACCAAATCTGTTCAAATGCACAGTTAATTTTCCAGCTTATGCCGGTGGGGATTCTGAGTTCACATCTTTCATGGTGAAAGGTGCTCAACTTCCTGCTTCAACTGTCGCAACCGTAGAAGTTCCATTCCGCGGTCGTCAATTAAAGATTGCTGGTGATAGAACATTTGAACCATGGACTATTACAGTTATTAACGATTCTGAAATGAAAGTAAGAAATTCATTTGAGACTTGGCTAAATGGTATTAACGAACACGTTAACAACACTGGATTAGCAAATCCAAGTGATTACCAAGCAGACATGACCGTAGAGCAACTTGGAAAAGATGGTGAGGTTACAAAAACTTACACAATTCGTGGAGGTTTTCCAACAACCGTTTCATCAATCGATTTAAGTTACGATACTAACGATGCAATTGAAGAATACACCGTAGAGATTTCTTATCAATACTGGGAATCCAATACAACCACTTAGTAGGTTAAGTATTAATCTAAACTCCACTCAGAAATGGGTGGAGTTTTTTTATATAAATAAAACTGTTAAATGTTATAAATAGTAGATATGGAATTATTCGGATTTGAAATAAAAAGACGTTTTGATAAAAACGAAAACGAAATAGAAAAAGAAGATAGTATAAAATCTTTTGTGCCACCCGTCGATGACACCGGCGTAACAACCGTAGCGGCAGGAGGATATTTCGGACAATATTATGATATAGACGGAACAGGTACTCAGCATACTGACCGAGATATGATTATTAAATATCGTGCAGCAGCTGAACAACCAGAAGCCGATACGGCAATTGACGATA